TTCACACTCACACTGTCAACCCGCCGAGCACGACATCTGGCGGTCGCTCGGTAAGCCACACTCACAACATCGACCCGCCAACCACCGCATCGGGAGGCAAGGATGCCAACCACGATCATGTTGTCACGCTGAACACGTCGTCCCGCCCGACCGCTTCCGGTGCTCACGGTCACACCCAGGAGACACGCCTCGCCACCGGATCGGGAGCGACCGGAACCGATCAGACAATGGGTGTCACCAGCGCATCCGACACCGGCCAGCCTCACATTCACAACGTCAACATTCCGGCCTTCGATTCTGGTGGAGATACGCCTAGCCACACTCACAGCATCGACATCGCTCAGTTCAACACCGGTTCCACTCCCGCCGCTACGACGGCTCACGAGAACCGCCCGCCTTACCTCGGGTTGAATTTCATCATCAAGGCAACCTCGGGGTGATGTAGATGGCAGTCACCAGGGTTTGGAGTGAGTCCGAAGGCGATTGGATTCTGATTGCCGGAACGGTCGATGTCGGCGGGGTGCCAGTCGATGCTGAACTCTTCGTGTCTATCGATGGCGACACGATGGAGGGGCCGCTCATTCTTGAGGCTGACCCCATCGCCCCTCTGGAAGCAGCGACCAAGCAGTATGTCGATGCGATGGGCGGTGGCGGGGCCGGAGGGGTGCCAATCGGAACCATCCTTCCTTACGGTGGCTCTGCCGCTCCGACTGGATTCTTTCTCTGTGATGGGTCACTCAAGGATCGGACAACCTATGCCGAGCTTTTCGCCGTCATAGGAACGTCTTACGGAGCGGGTGACGGCACTACCTCTTTCAATATTCCCGATTTGATTCGTCGGTTCCCGTTGGGAGCAGGCACAACTTCTGATGCACCCCGAGCAGGAACCAGCGCTCCCGGTGCGAGTGGTGGAAACATCAATCACACGCACGACGGGCCATCCCACACGCACACCGGCCCGAGCCACACTCACACCGGCCCGAGCCACACGCACGATCTTGGAAACTCGGCATCGAGTGGCGGCGGCGGGGCGACTTCATCAGGCGGTGCTCACTCTCACTCGGTTGGCGACACTGATGCTCGCGGCGGTCACGATCACACTTTCTCTGATACCGGCACGGATTCGTTCTCGACTGGCGGGCCTTCGGCAACAACTCTTCACGAATCTGGCCCCATTTCAGGAGCAAGCTCAGGGCATGGTCACTCCGGTTCGGTGTCAATCAGCATTAGTGGGACGACGAGCGCAGCCGCCAACCACACGCATAATGTCGGTGGAACCAGCGCATCAGCTACTCATACTCACACAATTCCTCACCACACTCACGACTTGGGATCATCGGTGGCAGCGGGAACCGGGGCTACCGGGGCGTCGGGAACCGGGGCGACCGGGGCATCGGGAACCGGGGATACCAGCACAGCTAATCCGCCGTACCAAGTGGTCAATTACATGATTAAATATTGAGAGGCCAGACATGCTATTGAAACGACGAAAGACTGAGACCGAGAACACCATTGACCCCGAGCAATTGCTGACATGGATTTCGGGACTGCTTGCCGGTTGTCCTGATTGCACCGAGGATGCACGGAGTTGGGCCGAAAAGGTTGACCTCACTCACAACGCACCCGAGCCAGAGTCAGAGAGTAAGGTCGCTCCATCTGAGTAGGAGGGAAGCGGGCAATGACCATCAACCTCGACGTGATTCTCAAGATTGCGCTTTTGGTTCTCGTCGTCCTGGGAATCATCTGGCTTGCAGCCACCATCTGGTAACCCGTCGCTCGTCTTCGTGTGACTATGCTCCCACGAAGTTTCTAGACCCTGAACTGATCTGACGGCACGACACAACGTCGAAAGGGAGTTCGGGGTCGAACATGGTGCTATTGCTCAATCAGTCCGTAGATGCGCCGGACATCTTCGGTACCAAGCACAACCTTCTGGACACCGGGAATCGACCGGGCAGTGATGGGCGGTGGGAAGAGGGAGTCGTCTTCGTTCCGCAGGGTTGCTTCGATGTCAATGTCGAAGAGGCCAACTGCCCGCCCGCTGAGAAGTCAGCCGACTTTCAAGATTGCCCCGATGCGGTGTCATTCGTTCCTTTCGTGATCGAGTTCGGAGTGCAATTCATCGGCCACGAGATAACCGAGGCGGTTGAACGGGAACTCGACATCAAGACTTCCGCCGCCATCGAAGAGGCGATATGGGGAGGGACAGCAACTTCCCCGACCAATCCCAAGCTCTCGGATGGCGTTGCTACCGGCGGCACCGCCGCCAACTCACGAGAGGCGATGGCCCGGTTGGAGGCCAAGCTGATCGCAGATGGGATGCAGGGCGGGACAATCCACATGTCGGCCTATGACGCAGTCCTGGCCGAAGGTGCGATGACCGAGAAGGACGGCAAGCTCTACTCATCCGTCACCGGCAACCCCGTCGTGGTTGGGAACTATCCGGCTGGTCAGATGGCAATACACGGTGGCGAAATCGATGTGTATGTGTCAGAGGAATTCACCACTTCCAGCTACGAAGAGTTGCTGTCGAACACCCTGCTCTACAAGGTCGAACGGCTGGCTCTCGCTGTCTGGAACCCCTGTTACGTATTCACGCAATCGGTGACATGAGGTTTTTTGAGGATGATGGTGGGCGGCAACAAGCACCGCCATTCAATTCCCCACGGTCGTTCTCGGCCTCAGCCAAGAAGATCGACCTCACCAAACGTAACGAAGAGACCCACAAGCCCGAGGCCTGGCAGACGGCGGCGTGGTCGTTCTACGACTCCATCGGCGAGCTTCACTTTGCGTTCAATCTGATCGGGCAAATTCTTTCTCAGATCAGGCTCTACGCCGCCATCGTGGATGACCCTGAATCTGCGCCGGTGCGATCCAGTCTCTTTTTGGAAGAGTTTGCAAGAGAGCACGAGGTCTGGCCGGACAACACCGCCGAGTTGGTCTCGGCGGCAGACAAGGTGCTCTACGACCTATTGGTGAACTCGCCGGGAATGGGTTCGGGACTGCTTCGTGAACTCGGGATCAATCTCTCGGTCTCCGGCGAGTGTTACTTGGTTCGCGAAAAGCAATGGACGATTGCCTCGACCGACGAGTTGAAATCCAACGGGGCGGGTCAGGGCTACACCATTCAACGTAGCCGGAAGACCTCGACGGTCACGGCGAGCAAGGATGACAAGCTCCCCGACAACACCTTCGTCGCCCGTATCTGGCGCTCCCATCCTCGCTTCTCATCCGACGCTGACTCGTCCATGATCGGTGTGCTTGACTCGTGCGAGCAACTGACCTTGCTCACGCAGGCCATCCGAATGATGACTCGGTCTCGGATGAACGCCGGAGTCATCTTCGTGCCGGACGGCCTCTCCGCTGGCATCGATGACGACAACCCGCAGAGCATCGAAGACGCTCTGATTCAGGCGGCGGTCTCCCCGTTGGAGGAAGAGTCAGCGGCGACTTCGGTGGTGCCATTGATCCTCACCGGCCCGGCTGCGCTCGGTAAGGAATTGAAAAAGATCGACTTGGGCCGTCCCGTAGACGAGCAAATGGTTCAGCTTGCCGAGGCAACTCTTGACCGGGTTTTGCAGGGGATTGACATTCCAAAGAACGTGGTGCAGGGCTTGAGCGATGTCAAGTTCTCCAACGCCATCATCATTGACGACAATCTCTACAAGGCCCACATCGAGCCGCTGGCCTTGATGATCGTGGATGCTCTCACCACGGTCTACTTCCGACCGGCGCTGAAAAAGCTCCATCCCCAAGAGGATGAGACCCTTATCAATCGATTGGTGATTTGGTTCGATCCATCTGACATTGTCACCCGACCCGACAAGAGCACCGCGGCCAATGAGGGCTTTGACCGGAACATCATCTCGTACCAGGCGTGGCGGTCGGCTCGGGGCTTCACCGATTACGACAAACCGACCGATGACGAGCTTCTCACTCGCATGGCTTTGGAGCGGACACAGATTCCTCCCGACATTGCCGCTGCTCTCATCGAGAGGCTCAATCCCGAATACTTCGCTTCTCTTCGGCAAGCCGGGCAGGAAGAGGCCGGTATCCCCGACGACATCTCGTCACTGCTTGAGGGCGGTGGCGGGGAGGGAAGCGGGATGGACGAACTCGGGGCGATGTTCAGATCAGAGACCAACCCAGCCGGTGGCCGCACACCACCGGACGAAGCCATGCAGGGCGGTGAGGTTCAGCCGGGAGGCAATCTGCCGCCGAGGGAGCAGCCATGACAAACGAACGAGTGCTCGACCTCTATGCCGAGTGGGAGGAAGCCCTTTCCTATCCCGAGCCAAATTTGGAAATCGTTGCTGGTTTGGAGGCCCAAGCTCTGAACGAGGGGATTGATCTTCGGGAGGTCAATTACGTGCTGGTGCATGGGCTGACCGCCGCCGTTTGGAATCCCGACCTTCATCCCCGAGGCCGGGACGGACGCTTCATCGAAGTGATGGGTCTCATTCAGCTTTTTGATTTTGGTGATGGGCCGGACGGCACCAGGGGCAAGGTCAAAGAGATTCGGCCCGGTAGAACTAAAGGCAATCCCGACATCGACGTTGAGCTTTCCGATGGGCGTACGGTCACGGTGAAGCCGAACCAAGTAGCGACTGCTCCCGAGGTCAAGGCCGATCTGGACTTTGGGCGACGAGACAGCGGTGACTTCATCCGGTCGGTGCCGGAGATTCCAAGTTCTCGGGAGATGCAGGAGTTTGAGGGCCGGACTGATCCGACCGCCGAGCGGCTGCGTCGGATGGAGGCATATCGAAATCGAGTTCATCAACCTCCCGAGCCTTCCTATCTGCTTGAGACCGAAGGGTTGGAAGAGGCATTTTCGACTGGCGTTCCCAAGTCGGTTGCTGAGGGATTTCAGCGGTATCGACTCGATGCCGAGAGCCGGGGCGAGCAGGTACTTGACCTCGATGATTGGGTACGGGCGGGACAGCCGGGGCCGGAAGCACCGGAAGTGGTGCCCGAGGGCAGGCCTTTTGAAAATCTATCCGACTCTGATCTTCAGACTCGCTACGCCGAGTCGGTTGACCAACTGATCGGTGATCTTCCTGAAGGCGAGATGCTCGATGTGGAATTGGAAAACACGCTGCTCCGTGAAGAGCTAGATCGTCGTTCGATCCCACGTCGCAGTGAAGATCGTCCCTTCCGTAATCTCAGTGATGATGAGCTTCGTGACACTTACCAACGCACGGTCGATGCCGCCATTGGCGACGTTGATGAGCAATTGGTCGAATCGCTTGGTTTGGATGCCGAGTATCTCCAAGAGGAATTCACGGCTCGTGGATTGGATCGGCCTCGGACACCGGCTTCGCCCGCCGAGCCTCGGGCCTACAACGAGAGTCGTGAGGTTGGGAACCTCATGGTGGGTGACGAAATCATTTTGCCTGGTGACATTCCCGGTGTGATTGAGGATTTTGAATTTGCTGAGAATGATCCTGGCCGAGTCACGATTCGTACCGACAACGGCAGCTACCAGGGCAAGACCACCGACATTCTCCCGAGCTTTCGAGAGGGCACCGATGAGGGGCTGACTCCCGCTATTGCCGGGGCCAATACCAATCAGATCGGCGAAGAGATTTCGGTCGAAGCTGGTGAGGTCGGGTCGAGAGAGAATCCACTCCAAACCTCGGACGTGATGGAGGCGGTTACTGCTTTGCACGAGGGGAAGTACGTCGAGCTACAGAGCGTCGATCAAGTCTCGACCTTGCTTGATGAGCTTGCCCGAATCGCTAACGAGGCCAAGGCTGCGGGCGAAGATGCTCCCAACTACGACCTCTGCTTGGTCTCGGTTCCCGACACCAACCTCTTCTGCGCTGAGTCGAAGGGCATCCCGAGAATCCAGATGCCACAGCTTTCCGGTATCCCGGTCGAGGGGTCTCCCGCCGATGCGCTCCCCAAGAACAAGGATGGCGAAGTTGACATCGGGCCTGCCTTTGCTCAATACCTTCGGGACAAGGGCATCTCGGTCACTGAGAAGAGGCGACCGGCTTCGCATCTCAAGGCCTCTCAGAACGAGCTAGTCGGGGCCAAGGTCGCCGGGATGATGAAGTGGCTGGAAGGCGATACCGAGACTGCCCGCAACGTCATCCGTGAGTCATCGATTTTCACGACCTCAGATGATTACGTGGTGGACGGCCACCATCGGTGGGCAGCGGTGGTCGGTCTGGATGCAGCGGAAGGCGGGCTGGAAGACCTCGATATGCCAGTGCAGGAAATCGACCTCCCCATCCTCGACGTTTTGAAAGAGGCCAATGACTTCGCTACTTCTTACGGCGTGCCGCCGAAGGGTGCCGGAGCAGGAGCGAGTGTGGGAGGCGCGCCCGGTGGTGCTGGATAAGCCCGAACTTCGGGGTCTGGAACTCAGTGAGGACAATGTCGAGTCGCTTCTCGACATGTTCAACGACGGAACGACTCGCTGGTATGCGACTCGTCGTGCTCGGGGGTTCGCCACCGCTGGTCTGCTCGCTGGCTCGTATTGGAATCCCGACCTTCATCCTCGTGGGCCGGACGGGAAGTTCATCGAGACCGGCGGCTTCATTCGCTGGCTACTCGATGGCATCTGGCAGCGGGGTCGGGTAGAGAACATTCTCCCGAGCGGGAAACTCATCGTTGCGCCCGATGATGAGAAGCTCGGAGCGAATGTCGTCATCCCGACCAACCAGGCTTACGGACTCCCCACTCCGAAGGGCACCATTCATTCCACGCCCGACCCACAGTCCGACATGGAAATGGACAACTGGATCAAGAGCGGAGCACAGGGAGGCTCCAATCCTGGCGGGTTTTATACCACAACTGAAACGGAGAAACTGGCCGTCGATCCCACGAGTGACTACGTCACTCAAGTTGCCGAGTCGCTCGGCGATGACCTCAGCTTCATCGACTACCCGAACCAATCACTTGCTTTCAAAAGTGCGATGGGCACCCCTCAGTATTTCGTGGCGACGTACACCGACAAGGCTGGGAACCAAGAGGTCATCTACGGCAACGGTGGCTCCGGTTATCAGCAAGGGGTCAACCCGGCGTGGGACGAAGCCAGGAATGCCGCTGATTTGAAAGTGTGGGTCACGACTGATCCCGCCGTCCAAGAGGCGGCTCGATTGGCCCTGGAACACGAGGACATCGCACCCGGCACGCAGTTTTACATCAAACGCACCAAGAGCCTCGATCACGGTGCCAATGAGATGCTGGCGAACGAGCTTTACAAGGTGGCCGGGGTTCCGGTGCCAGACCTTTACTTCGGCCAGCATCAGACGGTGGCTTCCAAGATTTTGAAAAGCGCCACTCCCGAGGGCACGGTCGTTCCACTGAGCAAGGCGCTCGATGATCCCGATGTGATTCGCCAGATTCGCGAAAACATGGTGGTCGATGCCTGGCTCGCCAATTGGGACGTAGCCGGTATGACCCACGACAACATCATGGTCGTGGACGGGGTGCCGTATCGGATCGACACCGGTGGCTCACTTCAGTACCGGGCGCAAGGCGCTCCGAAGGGGAGCCAGTTTGGGCGCGTAGTTGGTGAGGTCGATAGCTACCTCAATTCAAGTATCAACCCTTCCTCGTCCCAAGTCTTCGCCGGGATCACTCTGAACGAGCAGAAGATGGGAGCGCAGCGAGTCGCTGCGATTCGTCCCTCACAGATCAAGAACATGGTCTCCGGTGCTGGCCTCGACCCCGACGTAGCGGACATCTTGATTGCTCGTCGGGACTACCTCTTGGAAAAGTACGGAGTGGCTGACCCGTTTGCCTCGTACACGCCGCCGAAGTTGATAACGGTGGGCAAGGGCAACGTGTCTTCTCAGATGTTTTGGAATCCGATTTCAAATCAGTGGGAACCCGGCACGATCAATTTCACTCCATCGAATTTGATAAACAAGATGGAAGCCGAACTAGCAACGCTATGGCAGAATTCCGATCCTGAACTCGGCCCGGTTCTTGGTGACACCGTTGTTGCTTATCCCGGTGGCGGGCGCATTGGGCTGTTCCGTGTGACCGGCGTGGACATGACCGGGAATTTGCAAATGGTCGCGGCGGTCGATCCCGACAACCACACCGTCTACATGGACACAACCGTTCCCGGTTCCCACTACTCCCCTCGTGTGGTTGAGCCAACGGAGTCTTTCAATCAACTGCATACGCAGTACGAGGTCGCTCAGACGAACAATCAGCTTGTCGGGCACTCACTGTGGAATCTGTTCAATCTGACCATTTCCAACGAGGGGTCAGACAAGCCACCGCTGGCACTGCAACCCCAAGCGCTGGTGAGCAAGGACATTTTCGCGGATGCCAAGGCGGGTGACTTCCTCTTTCACCGCTACCCCGACCCTGAGAAGCCGGGCACACAGCATGACGTGGTCTATCGGATCGACGGTATCTCGGAAAGCTCGATTGCGATGACCTCGATGCTCGATGGCAAAGAGCGCTTCATCTCTAGGCCAGAGTGGGAAAACGAAGACGTTGAAATCAAGGCTCAGTGGCACATTCCCGATCCCTTCACCCAGGATCAGACCCTCGGGATGATGCTTCGGGATGACCTCATCACCGCCGATGACACCGCAACCAGCACCGAGTTTTCTGGCGGTGAGCCGGAAGACACTGACTTGGCGGAAGAGCTTGACCAGCCCACGGCCTGGAATACGACTCCCTACACCCCGGCTGACTTGGCGGCTCTCGGGGTGTCACCGACTTACACCGATCCCACAACCGGAGTCAATGCCCACGTTCAAATTGGCGAGTCGGTGGGTCTGGACTCGATCTACGAAGACTTCGTCGCGTCCTTGCAAGGCCTTCCTCCGATAGAAGATGCCGGGACACATCACAACGAGACTTCGCTCAACGAGTGGGTGGGGCAGAGCGTCATCCTTTCAAATCCCGTCAATCCAGAGCACAGTTCGACCGGTCTCTTTTACGTGAAGTCAGCCGCCTTCGATGTGAAAAAGAGCTACTACGGCGACAAGACCATCATCGGGAATCTCTATCTGATAAGCCCGACCGGGGAGAACAAGACCCTGGCGATCAGCACGCAGGCCAGTCAAACCAGCTTCAGATTGCAGACGGCTACAACTCTCGATGCTTCGATCCCGCAAACCATTCCCACATTCAAAAAGAATGGCGACATCATCTACGAAGGTGTCCTTGTCGGACACCATGCCTCGGGCTACAACAATTATGCGGCGACCATCCTCCCCGAGTTCACCATCAACGGGGCAAAAACCACGATCACTAGTTCCCGCCAGCGTGAGCTACGGAAGAACATCGGCAAGAACATCATTCCGCAGCTTCAGCCCACCGTGGTTGAGAAGTCGGAGGCGGTCAAGAAGTCGAAGGACACGATTCTCTCCAAGGCGAGTTTCAAAACCCGCAAGGACTTCACACCGGGATCATGGGTTGCCGCACCCGATGGTTTCACCGGCAAGGTGTGGGAGGGCACAGATGATGCTCTCGCTCAATTCCCACAGGCAGTCAGGATTTACGGCGCTGACGGCAAGTCCCGAATTATCAACGCCAATCTTCTCGTTTCGATAGACGAGCCGAGCACTCCGGTTCCGGTTCCGGTCGAAGATGTCGCCATTACCGATGCTCCCTTCTGGCCCTTGAAACTCAAAGACGGGAACGATCCCCGCATTGGTCAGTACGTCCGAGCCTTCGGGCCGGGTGACAAGATCACTGAGGGAACAATCAATTGGGTTGGCCCGCCCGATGGCAAGCAGGCCAAGGTCGCTCCCCTGCTTGCTATCACAACCGATGAGGGCAAGGTCATTCGGAAGACCTTGAGCAAGACCATCTTGCTCAAAGATGTCGATGGTGCTCCGGTTCCCTCGGCGACTACCGAAGAGGGACTACCCGAAAGCGCCAAGGCTTCGGTCGAGATGGCGATTGATTTCACGGAGACACAAATCTCCGATGCTGCCATCAAGTATGTCTCCCCTGACGGCAAGACCCTGGCACAGCCGCAATGGGAGCGGGACAACTGGCTTTCCGGCTCGCCGTATCGCACGCTGACCAAGGACGGGTTCGCTCCCAAGGTTGGAATGCGAGTGCGAACTACCGATGACCAGGCCGCAGTCATCGTCATGGAAGACGACGTTTTCAAAAAGCCGAACTACGTGCGGGTCTACAACTTCGCCAAGAGCGACTACGAGTACCGGGTTGTTTCCCGATTGTGGGTCGATCATTACGCCGAGTTGAACGGGCCTGACCCGATTGAGTACGTCAGCAAGGTCACGTCAGCCGAGAACATCGTCCAGCTTCCCAATGGCACGGTGATTTACAAAGCGGTGGGTGAGGGCAAGCTCTCGACCGATGCCGGGGTTCGCAAGACGGACATGTTCTTCTACATCAACAACGATGGCCGGGTGGTGAGCTTGCCTGATAGCCATGTCAAGAGTGGCTGGCATGGGGAGCAAGGCGAGTTCCTCGGGAACATGGTCGCCAACGGCAAGGTGTCCAAAGTGGCGGTCATCGATGACACGTCACCGAACGCCGCAGCCTTCACGCCGGGTCTCTCGTCAGAGAAGCCCGCCGCCCTGGTTGCCTACGACCCCGCCGAGTTTTCCCACGAGGAAGCTCTGAGCGGTCATTGGACTTCTCTGTTCGGGTTCACCGTCGAAGGCATGGAACATGCTGTTCCGATCCCCGATAGCTCGCTGACTAACTTGCCCAAGCCCGCCGATGCAGTCGATGTCTCCGGTGATGAAACTGCTCCCGACCCACCACCCATTACCGGTGTCCTTGGGGCGATCCATGAAACGCCCGACAAACTGCCGGTGCGGTCAATCACTGATGCCGGTTTGGAAATTTTCGCCCAACGTGACGAGACCGACGCTGGTACCGGTCTTGAGTTTGCTTTCGGGGATGCCGAATACATCGAAGACATGCAAGTGCGTGCTCAGATGGCGAGAGATTCAGAGACCAATAATCGGTTTGTCGAATTCCATTTCAGAATGCCGGAGGACAGGGCCGAGGTCACGTCTGACATCTTGCTCAC